ATAATGTAATGATTGTATAATGTAATGATTGTATAATGTAATGATTGTATAATGTAATGATTGTATAATGTAATGATTGTATAATGTAATGATTGTATAATGTAATGATTGTATAATGTAATGTAATATTATATCATGTAAATATATGATATGACAAATGAGTTTTTACAAATAGAATGTCCTCATTGTTTTCAACCTATTATTATAATGAAAAACGAAATCAACTGTGCTATATTCAGGCACGGTGTATTCAAACAAAATGGAGAACAAATTCCACCGCATCTTCCAAAAAAACATTGTGATGAATTGGTATTGAAAAAACTTATTTATGGATGTGGAAAACCATTTCAATTAGTCGCAAACGAAAAAAATGAAATGATACCTAAGATTTGTGGCTATATATAGTGTGTGGTGCGGTTACAACAAAATATAATATTTGTATAATATATACACGATTGATATATTATATAAAACGATGTATAAAAATGATTTTATGACTAAAAGTGTTTCTTTGTATTTTATGAGAATAATTGATGACATATTGAAATACTTTGAAAAGGATGATTATAATGAAAAACAAAAAATAAAAAAATATATATTGTCATTTGATGAAGAATTCGTTTTGTTGTAAAAATTGAAATAGAAATCATTATGATAGAGTAATAGGAAAAATGCCTTCTAAAAAATGCGAACATAATAGAGAAAAATCAAAATGTAAAGATTGCGGTGGTGGTTCAATATGCGAACACGATAAAATAAAATCAAGATGTAAAGATTGCGGTGGTGGTTCAATATGCGAACACGATAAACAAAAATCACAATGTAAAGATTGCGGCGGTTCTCAAATATGCGAACACGATAAACAAAAATCACAATGTAAAGATTGCGGCGGTTCTCAAATATGCGAACACGATAAAATAAAATCACAATGTAAAGATTGCGGTGGTGGTTCAATATGCGAACACGATAAACAAAAATCACAATGTAAAGATTGCGGCGGTTCTCAAATATGCGAACACGATAAACAAAAATCAAGATGTAAAGATTGCGGCGGTTCATCATTATGTAAAACTCCAAAGTGTGAAACAAGAGGACATAAAAAATATAACGGTTATTGCTTGCCTTGCTGTATCCAAGTTCATCCTGAAATAAAAGTATCAAGAAACTACAAAACAAAAGAAAAAGATGTAGTTGATAGAATAAAACAAACCTTTCCAAATTTTGATTGGATATGGGATAAAAAAGTTCAAGATGGTTGTTCTAGTCGCCGTCCTGATTTATTGTTAGATATGGGTTCGCATATTATTGATGTTGAAATAGATGAAAATAAACATGACACATACGATTGTAGTTGCGAAAATAAACGGTTAATGCAAATATCACAAGATTTACAACATAGACCGATTGTATTTATTCGTTTCAATCCAGATGCTTATACAAATAAAGATGGAATCGTAGTAAAATCTTGTTGGAAACTGAATAAATTGGGCGTCGTGCAGATTATGAAAACAAAACAAAAAGAATGGGAAGAACGTATTGAAGTATTGAAACAACAAATACAATATTGGGTTGATAATCAAGCTACAAAAACAGTAGAAATTATTGAACTATTTTACTAATCTACATGACACTTTCGCCTTCATACTTCTCTTTAATTTTTTCATTTAGAATTGTAAGTTGTTCTTGTAAATCATATTCTTCTGGTAATACCATTTTCAATGCCATTCTTAAGTTTTGTGTTTTTTTCTCAAATACTAAATGCGGCTTCTCTCTTGCTACAACTAATGAAACATATTTTGGCAATACAACTTTATTATCATCCGGAAAAACATCCTTTTCCAATTCATCTACAATCTTATTCGCTTGTTTTAGTTTTTCCATAATTGACACCTTACCCGATTTTGTTCCAACCCAAATTTTTTCTAATTTTGGATGCGTTTCAACCTTGAAGAATTCTCTGGATTTCGTATGTTCTTTATCTAACCATTCGTGATAATAAACTACATACTTTTTCATCATATGTTGTTCTATTCCTTCTGGCAAATCTTTTGCATTATGATTTCTTTCTCTCTTTGTGCCTAACATGATTCCTTTTGAATTCTGTTCTTGCATTTCTCTCGTCGCAATACGCAAATTATCAAATGTATTATTTAATGGGTCTCTATCTATATGGTCTACGCTTATATTTTTAGTTCCTTTGCCATTTCCATAACATCCAGTAATTATTTGATGAATAAATAGATTTTTAGAGAATAAAATATATCCATTTTGATGTTTATACCAAGTGATTTTTTTACCATCATTTTCATTTTTTTCATACTCTTGTATAACTTGATAACTTTTATCGCATAATTTAACAATTGTATCTTTTTCACAATACATAAGTAACATTTCTTTATCACTTCCTTTTTCTTTTACACGCCATAATGGATTTTTCATAATATTCGCATCTTGACCGATTGTATAATAATGTCCTTCAATATATTCAATTATTTCATATTTTTTGTTTTCAATCATTTGTTTATGGTAATGATGATATAATTCTACATTTTTTCTTCGCAAATCATATTGATTTCCATTTTTAAATACACAATATACAGAATCTGGATTATAATTATATATGAAAGTAAGATAATTTATTCTTTTATAATTTGATGCATACGATGGATAAATGTCATTTTCATTTACAAAAACGAATGAAAATTTCTTAGAATTATTAATAAGTCTATCTTTTATACTAAAATCAACAAGATAAGTCCTATTATTATATTTAATCACACCACACATAAGTTCTTCATTTGTTGAGTATTCTGGCTTCATTGTGGTTTCGTTTGCTGTTGTAGATAAAAGACTTTTATATGATTCAATTTTATTCATATTATACTTTATATAATATGATTGTATTTATATGGTTTTAATTGTTAATGTTTAATTAACAAAATAATTATTTTTAACCTATTCCACTTAGTTGGAATATGCTAACCCACCCATACCGCTCATCACGCGAAGGACGTTGTAATTGGTAGCATAGACACGAACCTTAGCGGTGTTAGTTCCTTGAACGGTAGCGTTGGAAAGAACCAATTGGAGAGTGGCGTTATCAATTCTGGAGAAGTTGCATGTTCCACTGGGTTGATGATCTTCAGGACGAAGAGCAAATGAATACACGTTAATACCGGTATCAGGAGCTCTGGTGTGGTGTTGATATGGCTGAACGAGGTCAAAGTAAGTGCCTTCGCGTTCAGAGAATCTGTCTTGGCCGTTAAGCTGCAACTTGGCAGTAACGACTGGGTTTTGTCCCCAGCAGTGCATATCCAAAGCGGATTCGGCGAGGACGAAAGTTCCAGCATCGGAGACACCGGAATTAACATATCCTGAACCGTTAGCGAAACCACCGTTACCACCGGCAACAGTTGAGTTCCAGAAGGCAGCACCAGCGGAAGTCAAATCAACAGCTCCGGCATCATGGAAGAGACCGGATTGGTCGATGAATGAGTTGGTGGTTTGAGCAACATCGTTAGGGCCTCCGAATGCGTGGATAGCGTTAGGAAGAGCATCAATGGCATCAGTGTAGTTGAATGGCTGAGCACCCAAAGTCTTGTAAAGAAGACCATTGGCATCCAATGAAGAGCAATAGTCGACGTTGGAGTCAGGTTGAACGACGAAGACGAGTTCCTTGCATGGGTGGTTGAAGTTCAACTTAATCTTGTTGGAAGAAGAACCGACGGATTCATCACCAGTGAATTGGAGTTGTTCAATCAAGTATTCGTGTGGGTTTTGAGCCATGCGTCTGCGTTCATCGGTATCCAAGAAGATATAATCAACATAGAGGGAGGCAGCAACCAAAGATTGGTTGTAAGGAGTAGAAACCTTGACACTTCCGGAACCAGAAGCAGCGCTCAATGAGCTAACAGCCCACAAGCATTCATCAATTGGTCTCAAATCCAAGTTAATCTTGACTTCGTGGTATTGAAGGGCAATCAAAGGAAGAGCCAATCCAGGATTTCTGCAGAACCAGAATTGGAGAGGGATGTAGAGGGTGGTTTCAGGAAGAGCGTTTCTTGGAGCGCAGACTTGACGAGGAGCATTGGAAGCACCACCGCAAGGGCCATCAACATCAGCGAAGGAAGGGTCAGTGATGTAAGTCAATTGGGTGGTGTTACCAACCATCTTGAAATAACCACGTTCTTGTTCCTTAGACAAGGTCAATTGGTTCCAGATGTGCATCCAGTCACCATATTGACGGTCAATTCTTTGACCTCCGATTTCAACTTCAACCTGAGAAATCATTTGTTCTCCAGGAAAGTCCAACCAACGAGCATAGACAGCTCCGGTTGAACCCTTCATGGATTGATTGATTTCAGGAAGAGTGGCTTGGAGATACACCTTGTAAGCCAAATCACCGTTTCTGCTGATATTGCAGGTAACACGGCGACCGAAATCGGCTTGTCCGTTAAAAGTCTGTTCAATGGATTCCAAAGAAAAGTTGGTGTGACGACGGTAAGTCACCTTCCAGAAAGTAATTTGTGGGTTACCCGTAAGATAAACATCTTGGGCACCGTAAGCGACGAGTTGCATTAATCCACCTCCCATTGTTATACTATTGCTAAAGAAAATAATTTTGGAAAAAAACACAATTAAATAATTTACATCGCTAAAAAACGAATAGATTATTCTTACTAACCGATATTTTTAACATTCATATTGGCTTGAATAAAGGTTTTTAAATATGAATCGTTATATATTTCTTTTTTACCTTGATGTTTTTTTGTAAAAACATATGTATTTTCTTTTCGCTTAACTTCCCACCCCGACTCAATTGCGTTGTATAAAAATGTCATTTTTTGTAATGTTATATAATCAATTTCATATGTTTTTGGCGTATTTATACATATAGTATCGTCTTCATATTCATTCATTTCTATTATCTTGTTGAGAGAAACATATAATTTGAATATAACACATTATACATAGAAAATAATGATAGGTCTCACAAATAATAAACCACAATAATAAATTAAACAAATAGTGTCATTAATCAATAATATGCCTACATTTAAACCAAAAAATACTAAACAAATCATAGTTCAGAAAAACTCAAATGTCACACTTGACAGTAAGCATAAAGAAATCGTAGATGGATTTCACAATACGACAAATGTAGTTATTCCATCACTCAAAAGAGAGAAAAAAGAATGCTATGAAAAATTGTCAAACCCCGACATTACAATGGAAGAGAGATTAGATAATGAAGACCGAATTTGCGAGATACAAAAAGAAATAAAGCGTTTAAAACAACACGAAAAAAATTATTTTCTTGATAATTCAAAATATGTATTTGATTATTTTGAGAATAAAAAGAAAATCTCAGAAGGCAATAGTAAAACCACTCTTTTGAATGACTTTTTCAATTTGAAAAAAGATATTTCATCAAGTGAAGTTGATTTGAAAGAGAGAACAAATATACAGAAATACTTATCAAATGTAGATGATACTTTCTTAGATATGAATAATTTCGTCTTTAAAACGGATGTTTGTAAAATATGTGAAAAAGGTGAATTGATACCGGTAGAACACGAAGGTCTTATTGTTTGTAATGTCTGTTCTTACAATACAAAATATTTGGTTGATAATGATAAACCCGTATATAAAGAACCGCCAAAAGAAGTGTGCTTTTATGTTTATAAACGCATTAACCATTTTAGAGAGATTTTAGCACAGTTTCAAGCAAAAGAAACGACACAAATACCCGAAGAAGTTATGGAAAATATAAAACAACAAATCAAAAAAGAGAGAATTAAATTGACACAAATTACAAATAAAAAGGCAAAAGATATATTGAAGAAACTTGGATACAATAAGTATTACGAACATATTCCGTTTATTAAAGACAAGCTTGGTATTAAACCGCCTATTATGACACCTCAATTGGAAGAGAGATTATGTAATATGTTTATTGATATACAAGGCCCATACGCAAAATATTGTCCCGAAGATAGAGTGAATTTTTTGAATTATTACTATACCGTTTATAAATTATGCGAATTATTAGACCAAAAAACATTTTTACCGTTTTTTCCTATGTTGAAAGATAGAGAGAAACGAATAGAACAAGACGAAATTTGGAAAAATATTTGTAAAGACCTTGATTGGGAGTTTATTCCTACCACTCATTTGTAATCCATACTTTCGTATTTGTAATCCATACTTTCGTATTTGTATCACACCATGACATCATGAATATTATTTATTCATATAATATAATATGAATATTTATACATACAAAGATATATTTACGGATAATGAATTGAAATTGATAGAAAATGATGAAATCGTCCAATTCTATAAATTAGACGCAATAAATAAAAATAAAAAGGTTGCGAAATTTACGATTCCAATCGGCGAAGATATAAAAAGCAAATTGAAATTATATGACATTATGCTTGAAAAAAATATATCCGAATTGCCTATGATGTGGATAAAGGGCGATATACATAAACATATTGATAAAGCATCGTCGCAATTTAGCTACACAAATCTAATATATATTACAACAGATGAAAACGGTAAATTGATAATTGACGGAACATCATTTCCGATTATAAAAGGGTATGGATACTGTTTTAAAGAAGGATTAGAGCATGAAACGATTGGAACGGATGTAAATAAAATGCGATTAATGATAGGCCCGATTAGTGAAAAAGGTTTCAGTGTCGGCGCAGCTCCATCTATATTTTATTTGCTTGATAATCCTCCTAATTTTACGGAACCATATTTTACACCATCTGACAACTCCAAATTTATTGATGCGACACAAATACCAAGTGGAAAAGTTGTTGCGCCACCATATGCTTTAAAAGGATGGTATGTTTATTATGTAGATGATAGCAACGCACCTTATAAAGTGGGCGACATTGTTCCTCCAAATACACCATACATTGCGGATTACGCATATTGGGTTTATCCCGTATGGGAAATTCCTCCACCTACTCCAAAACCAGCAACAACTATGGGTAAATCCACATATTCTGATAATTCATTGGTTTATTATAAACCGCATAGTTTAGCACCTGGTGGAACTGCTGGAGTTACAAATGTTCGTGTTAAATCAAGAAGGACATGATGTAACACATTGTTTTTTTTTTCGCTTATATTTGCTTCGCTTATATTTGCTTCGCTTATACTTGCTTCGCTTATATTTGCTTCGCTTATATTTGCTTCGCTTATACTTGCTTCGCTTATACTTGCTTCGCTTATATTTGCTTCGCTTATCCTATATTGTCTTTGAATTATAGGAAAATACATCTTTGTAGGATGTTTCATATTTGGATGGGTCTTTATCATGTAAAGTAATTTCAATACGATTACATAGTTTTGAGAAATATACTGGAAAAAGAATAGGATTCATATAGATAATTCCAACCACAATACCATTCTTACATCTGTCAGTTACAAGTATATCTTCTTTTTTTTCATATTTATTATAATAATCCAATCTATCACAAGTTGAACCTCTATAGAACCCATACGCAAATGTTGTGCCAAAATAACATTTTAGTTTATTTGATAAACCAGCCATTTGTTACAAATATACACCTTTGGACTTTAAGTTCGCACAAAAATACGAATTAAATAATCCAAAGTTTAGGTCTTTTCATACCTTGTGTATATTTTGTTTATAGCAATTCGGTAAAATTGCTTGATTACTTTTGATTTCTCTACATAAATAACTTGGTCTGTCTATGTTATTTATAGCATTATTTGCTATTTTGTAGATATTTGACGAACCATTGCGGTCTCTGTTCCACTTGCCACAACCGCTCTTACAGCGTAGTAGCCCATGAACCAACCTCATTTCATCATATTTTCTTTCCTTCTTTGGTTTTGGATTTTTCCTTACCATATACTTCTCACACACTCCTCCATCACATTTGGAACATTTACACGATGTTCTAAACTCATCTACTAAATACACTTTGTATTTATTTTTACGGAGCAAACTTCTCATTCCTATTCCTAATGTTGGTTCTTTGTATTTCATTTGTTTTCGCTGTTCCCAATCTCCTATACAAATAACAACCTCATCTGGATTTCCATATATTTTCCTAAAATTGCTAATCATATGTTGTTCGTTGCGTTTTATATTGATATGCTTACCAAATTTCAATTTACGAAACAAATGCTTTGCATAAAACCCAAATAAAAAATTATTTATTCGGTTCTTTTCATTTATGTAGGTCTTGAACTTATCTATTTGAAGTGTCTTGCGATTGTATTTTGATAACTCGGTTTCGTAATCAATAACACTTTTTCCTTGTATTTTATTGGTTTTCAATCCTAAAATGATATTATTGTATTTTTTCATTTTGGTTTCCTTTCTTCTTTGGTTTTGTGAATACCGAAATACATTCGCATATTTGGAAGAGTCATCTACACAATAAATCAAATCTTCTTTTCCTGGATCGACCGCAACAATTTTCTTATTTTGTAAAGCAGAATAATCATTTAGTTCATCAATATACAATTCGCGTGATATACCTTTCTTCGCATTTGGTAATCGTTTTCCTACCAAATATTCTCGTATAAATAAGACACTTACTCCAACTCCATCAGTAGAAATCATATGATGGAATGAAAAATCAGTCTTACGAAATACCTTCTTTTCCGTGCGGAAAAAGAAGTTCCATATTTTATCTTCATGCTTCTTGGTATTGCCTTGATTACTAAAATCACTTTTTTTACCTTGTTCTTTTCGTAAAAGCAAATATACTAATGTAATTGTATCTAACCGAATATAACCAGGAGCAATACTGCTTCGCAAAGGAAAAACATTACTAATCGTTTCCAACTCATTTTCTACTTGTTTCATCATCGTAATCATACACGGAAAATAATCCATTGGTTTACATTTCAAATCATAATAGATGCTTTGTTTTTGGAACTTTTCTTTGTTAGGAAGAATGTGTTTCTTTTGTTGGGTAATCCAACTATGGTAATATGATTTGGATGTATATTCAACTTTACTATCTACATTCAATAAATCATTCTTTATTTTTCGTAGTTCCCTTTCTAGGTTTCTAATTCGTGCATCCTTTTCTTTTTTGGTATGAAATAACTTTCGTATTTTTTCAACAAGCATCTTCTTCTTCCAAACAACATTTACAAAACGTTCTACGTAATCTACATAATGTAATTGGATGTTATTTTCATACATAGTCATAATGTCTTCACATAAGTAGGAAAGCACATTACTCATATATTCATAATCCAATTGTTCTGGTTGCGTATATGGTTTGTAGTGTTCTGCATAAAAAGCAGTAAGTTTTTCTTTGAGTTCAACTGTTTCTTTGTTTGGTGGTTTTCCAGTGTTCGTATGCTTTTCCCCACAAATAACTTTCATTACATTCAAAATCAATGCCTTATCAATTTCTGGTAATATATGATTATTTGTTTCGTAATGATAAAGGATATACAATTTTAGAAATTGTAAAGTGTGAATGACGATTTTATGTGCCTTGATAACAACATCATTAATTTTTGATGTGTTTATTTCAGGATGTTTCAGTATGCTTTTCAGTGAAGTTTTGGTGGATTTGAAAAACTCGGGCGGTTTTTCTTTTAGGATTTCCATCCTATACATTAGATAAAGAAAATATGTTTAAGTAGATTTTAAAAATATTTACTTATTCCTAAATATTTTCATTATTAGATTTTTCTTCCATTTCCTTTTTGAGTTTTTCTTTTCTTTTCAAATATGCCTGTTTATTATATTCTTTTTTTTGTTCTTGGGTAGGTTTGTAGTTTGTATTTTCCTTGTATTTTCTATTCCGCTCGTTTATAACCTCTTTATTATTTATATAATATTCTTTTCTACTTGCTGGTGCTGTATATTTTTTGAGATGTTCTTTGGTTGATTGTAATTCTGCTTCAAGTTTAGCATTTCTTTCTTCTAATTCCTTAATTTTAGATTGATTATCCATTACGATATAATTATATAATAAAAAATATTTATATAATTTTCATTATATTTAATTAGTATTTTTGTGCGAACTTAAATATCCAAAGGTATATATTTATATTGTTCGCATATTTAGATTGTTCGCATATTTAGATTTTTCGCATATTTAGATTTTTCGCATAGCATATTACATCACTCTTGGAAATCCCACCAAGTTAGCACCGATACCGAAACCAGCTCCGCTTCTTGCTGAAACACCCATACTTGGAATATAAGTATCCAAAATGCTGAATGTGGCAGCAGCAGTCAAAGCAATCAAAGCAACTTCGTCCAAATTAAGAGAACGCTTTGGGATTGCGTAAGCTGCGATAGCAACCATAAGACCTTCTACTAAATATTTAATACCTCTTTTAACGAGTTCTCCAATTTGAAATCCTTCTGTCATTATACTAAATATATAGAAAATAATTACTATAAGAAAATAATTTATTACAAAATACAATGATAAACCATAAATATATATATAATGCGATTAAAACTTAAAAATACAATACTGTATTATTAATATAATAAAATGTCGTCCGTATCTAATCAAAGAAAAAATCAAACTCAAAAGCCAAAGGGTATTGAATTGCGTAAAAAGGAGGACGGTAGTGTAAATCCAAAATATGTTGATGTGTTAGAAGAAGATAAGCCAGTCGCCGGACAAAAGTTTGTTTGTATTTCATTTCTTTCACCTGAAAATATTATTAAAGAGAGAGCCCTTTATAATTTCAGCAAGTTCCTAAATAGATGGGATATGAATAAATCGCTGGAAAAATATAACCAATTTTTGAGTTTTTTGGCATACAAATACAATATGAATATTGATGATTTGACAAAGGACTTGACCGATTTTTGTCAGGAAGAAAAGGACAGATTGTTCGCGACTACCATTGAAGACGAATATAAGAACTTTATGGACGCGAATGAAGAGAAGTTGGATAAGGCATTCAATGAAGAACACCAATTTCAAACCAGCGTCAGAGGTCTTAAGGTTCGCGGTTCTTATCCAAGCCAACAAGAAGCCGAATTGAGATGTAAGATGTTGCGTGAAGTTGACCCAAATCACGATGTGTATGTCGGAGAAGTTGGTATTTGGATGCCATTTCATCCAGAAGCATACAAGACCGGCCGTGTTGAATATTTGGAAGAAGAATTGAACCAGTTGATGAGCGAAAAGGTTAAGAATGAAAGGCAAGCAAAAACCGAGTTTGAAAAGCGTGTAAAGGAATCAAAACAAAAGGCAATGGAAGAAAATAGAAAGAAGGCCGAAGAAAGTGGAAATGTTCTCACACAAACTATGGATAAAGATGGAAACTTGGTTAGTGTTAAGGATACAAACACTTTTGAAAATGACTTGGGTGATAATGTGTCTGTTGCTGATATTCGTCGCGAATTGTTCCAAAATGAAAATGTCGTCATTGATTACAAGAACTCTACTCATGGATTGGATAGATTGATTGCTTCCGAAGGTGAAGCAACTTCAACCGAAACTTCCGTAACAACTCCTTCTGACCTTGCTACTTCCGTTTCAACCACTACTGACGCAGGTGAAAGTGCTTCTAATAATCAAGATTTAACCACTCGCAATCTTAGCGAACAAAAGCTGACAAATACTGGATATTTAGATTAGATAAGTAGGATAAGTAGGTATAAAAATGATATGATATAAAAAATAAATTTCATTTATTGTAATGATATTTATTTGAAATAATGGGGGCAACGCCCCCTTACCACTTAATAAAATAATGGGGTTCCTAAGGGGCAAAGCCCCTTACCACTTAATAAAATAATGGGGTTCCTAAGGGGCAAAGCCCCTTACCATTTATTCTTTTTAACATTAATTTTCGGCCCGCCTCG